CCCACTGCAATTGAGTGCTGAGTGCAGGTTCATTATTGTATGCACTCATACCCATAACTTTACCAGCATCTCGACGGTCCCACCCATACATTAGAGCAGTCTCCTCAAACTGACGACCACAACCTATATTGCCTGGACCAAACATCCTCCGGTGAGTAGTAGTAAAATCAGGTGCAGAAAACATAGATTCTATCTCAAGTCCCTCACTAGTCTTAGAACCATTAGAATCAACTACAATACAGGATGCTTCATCAAAACCTGAACTGTAATATCCACAAGCAGCATGAGTTAGGTGATGATACTTTCTATAGTCATGAATTTTTGCATTAGGAAATTCTTTCTTGAACTTCATCAGGTCTTTGATGTTGTCCACTTTCTTATTGCCACGTACCCAGTGGGAGTCTGCCAATGCAATGTGACTTGCCTGTGGTAGATATTTGATCAAAGTCTTGACACGATGATCCCATTTCTTGCGGGTAATCCTTTCAGACTCTAAGTAAAATATTACCTTACCCTCATATAATGCACAGATAGATCCATTGTTAGATAGGTTGACCCCTATGACCAAATTTTTGCCGGAGTTTTTTTTCCGGTTTTCGGGAAACAAAAAGTTCATTTTGAAATCAGGCGTCCAACTTCAGGGAAATACAGGTAAGGTATCTCTGATTCATGAAAGGTTTCCATAGCATCTTCTGGAGACTCAACTAATGGTTGACCTGCCAAGTTGAATGAGGTATTGAATACCATAGGCACACCTGTACGATCGTAGAATGCATTGATCAAATCGTAGTAGTTTTTATTCTGTCGGGAAGTTACCGTTTGGATACGACAGGTATTATCTACGTGCAACACACCTGGTATCTGATTCCGCTTGTCATCCCAACAGTCCATGGCATACATCATGTAAGGAGACTCCATCAGTCCTGCCATGTCAAACCAATCATTTGCATACTCAAGCATCACACTAGCAGCGAAAGGTCTGAACTGTTCTCGCTTTTTTATTCTATTGATCTTTGCTTTGGCATTGGGATCACGTGGATCATAGATCAATGATCTGTTGCCAAGTGCACGTGGTCCTGCCTCAGACCTGCCCTGATAAATTGCGACCGGTTGTTGATTCAACAACAAGTCTACAACATCATGCAGTTTTACTTTATCCCCCTTGATATGGTTCAGGGTATAGACGGGTCCCAAATAAAGTGTCTTCATAATGTTCTAGTAATGCTGAACCAATGGAGAGACCTCCATCATAAGAAAGAGGATCGACATATAGATTTATATCGAGTTCTTTCATGATCTTATAGTTAGCGACACAGTTGAGAAAAAATCCTCCACTAACAACAACGTTTGTTTTTCCAGTCATCATAACTGCTTTGCGAATAATGCGTATAGCATGTTGTTCAGCAGATATTTGTAACCGATGTGCCAGTTCTATTTTAGTACACTCTGGACCAGAATACCTGGTGGTGTGTCCTTCTGCATACAATTCCTTGCTACACACACTGTGATCATATTCAACGTTGAATAGATTAGGTTCCTGTTTGGTCTCGCAGTATGGTGCTAGACCCATAGTCTTCCCTGCCTCGCGTTCATCAAACCCACAGAAACGTGACACCCTACGGTACGCTTGACCTACACTAGTGCGGTCACTGTAGAAGTAACTTCCATCCCAGTATGGTTCTTTTAGTTTGGCACACTCTTCTTCACTCCAAAAAGTTGAGAAGTGTTTGAAGATAGGAATAAATCCCTCGTCATCGTGAACAAAAATACTTTCAACTTCACAGAAGTTTAGTTCATCCTTGACAACAGCAGATCCTTTCCCATCCATCACCACACAAACAGCATCATCAAATCCTGAATTATAAAAGGCATTAGCAGCATGACATTCATGATGCCTGTTACGATAATCTATGACAGGGATGCCTAGATCTTTTACAATTCTAGTCAGGTTACTTTTCTGCTTGAGTCGAAGAATAAACTTCTCTGGATAATATCTGGTGTAGCAGTCACAAATAGTAACCTTATCGATACTAGAGTCCAGATACTTTTTTACTACCTGAATAGCAGACCGGTCACGTTTGATCTTACTAAGTCTTTCTTCCTCCAAATAAAAAACAACTTCACCGTCTTCAACAATAGCAACAGATCCGTTATGTGATAAATTTATTCCGCAGATTCTTGCCATTCTAATGCTTCACTCACCGAAGGATATTGTTCTATGAATATCTTCTTTACCTCCTCTGCGACCTGCATGTGCTCTTTCTGAGTACCGTTAGCAGTTCTCAAGTTGATGTAGTGAATCCAAGAGCGACATGAACCTGTCATGTAGATTCTAGTGGGAGTACAAAGTGGAAGCACATTTCTTGCACATTCCTTTGCCACACCACGCTCAAGCATCTGCTGGTACAGCGACATGGCAGAATCAAACAGAGTTGTCATCTGTTTCTGTAGAACCTGAACCTCAAATTCATCCATGTCATCGATACTATTCTGGCGGTTCTTATCATCTTGACGACGCAATTCTGGAAGAGGAATGCTATCCCTCAACAGACTAGAGTCTGCATAGCGTTGCGAAAACTCTTGAAATGTAAAAGACCTATGCCTCAGAATCTGAGCTGCGATTGCACGTGTAGTGTTGACCTCTAATGTCATAGTAGATTGCTCAAACACAGACCAGTGGTTGTGTTTGATACAGTACCTAAGCAACCCAGCATACTTTTCATTCTCTTGGTTAGAAGGATTGCTCACTCGGGCAATGTACGCCATGAGTTGCTCAGCATCAGGCGTGTTGCTTACCAGTGTTACAGTTGGTTTCATGGACCTTCGTAAATTTCGTCATAGTTTTGCTCAACAGGGTCACACTCGTCGAAACGATAAGACTCTACATCAGAGTAGACCTCTGCTTTGAGAGCACTGAGTAGCATCTCTAGATCAGAGGTAATAATTTTTAGTTTGTCTCGATCCATACGTATACCATAAGATAAAAAAAGAGAGGTGTCAAGACCTCTCTACAAGTTTAGTTGTCGCAAGACTCAGGATTGAGAAGCGAACTTACGCTCAACCTTGATACCTCGGTACATGAGGTCATGGTTGTGGCGTTGGTCTCGCTCTTGAAGAACCTTTGCCTTGTAGCTTTCAGCGTCATACTTGACGCCGCGATAAGTGATAGTACTCATCAGTCTTACTCCTAAAGTAGTTGGATTTTTAGGTCCGTTCCTTTAGTCGTTTGCGTCCCAGTAGCACTCAGGTGTAGATTCCTTTACGGTCTCCACAAGTTCAACTTTGAAAGCATTTTCGATGTGCTCGTATGCTTTCATCCTCAGGATAATTCCCTCGGCTTGTTGACAAGTGAGTGATGAATATAAAAGAAATTCAATCATGGGATGAACGGCTCCGTTCCGCGACTTACTTGCGTCTCACCCATTGTGAGATGAACGTATGGTTATTATACCATATATTATGTAGGTCAGTCAACTGCTACACCGCTTAGTGCCACAATAGTCTGCACAGATATGTGGTCTCTTATCCCAAGAGTCCACAAGAGTATGCTGGAAGAATGGAGTTTGTAATATCTCCTCCAGACTATGATGTTGTAAGCATATAGATTTGATACCACCCTGGTCTTCAATCAATGGGATAACATTGTCCCAAAATACCTTCTGCATATACTCAGCACCCACCCCCTTGTTCGGGTTCTTGATGTCCCTAAACTCTGCTGGAGCATCAATGTCATCATGGACATAGAACTCTGGGTAGAAGAACCTCAGACGTGACTGGTGGAAGCAGCAAGCATGAACTACACCACGACTATCAATCCTAAGTTGACCTGGTTTACCCCGTTGATGCTTGTATCTACAGTCAACAGGACTATCCTCAGCGACAGGATTGTTCTTGAATACATGTGCAGAATCAGAAACTACCTCTAGTTTTCTGATTGTGCCTTTGTATTCGTAAGTAAAAGTACCATCTCCCTTCCCACTAGCATCATACATATCATTGACCTTCGTGTGTTGAAAGTCTTTGAACTTCATCAACCGACTGAGTGTCTTGCAACGCTTAGTCTGATGCTCATTATGTTTGAAGACTAGCATCCTCCACACAGCAGGTCCACCAGCGGCAATGAATGCCTTAGCACTACTGATTACCTTATGATAATCTACACCTACCCTGTATTGTTGTATGGTATCTTCTAGACCATCAATAGAAAAGATAAGAAAAGAATCTTTATGCGATGCTCCCATGAGAGCACCAAGTTTACCCCAGAACTCTTGGTCTCGGGTGCCTCCGTTAGTGCTCATCTGGAAAATGATATTCCTATTCACATTCAGAGTGTAGGAATATATTTCTAACAGATCTTCGCACAATGTGGGTTCACCAAAAGACCCTTGGAAGTACATCAACTCTGTCTTCCTAAGGGTCTCTGGTGGGAACCACTCCTTCCATTGCTCAAGACTAATGGAAGAACGATTCATTGATGGGTCTGGTTTTAGTACCGCTACCTCATCATTATATGATGTCTTATGTCTGGCACACAAAGGACACTTGGAGTTACAATGATCTGTTAGATCAATGAGGAACTTCACTTGTCACGCCAAACAATCTCAGGGTACGCTTTCTCTACAACGCTACGAGTGATACGATACTTGCTCTGTAGTTCACCGTCTTTAGCCAGGACAACAATCTCTGCCTCGTCAGCATGAAGAGTCTCTAGCAGTTGAACCATCATGGTCTCACGCTTCATCTGAGACAGAATATCGTTACCGCCTCGGATAAAGTTGTACAATGTCCTCCACTCTTGTACTAAACGAGTGTGACCCACTGCATTAGCAGGGGTATCATTTACTTTGTAAGGTACAGGTCCAGCAGGAATAGCACTTTGGATCTTCTTGTCAAAGTTCCAGATCAATACTGCTTTTACATCATCCCGCTTGTTCTCCTCTAGGATTTGTACCTTTTTCTCAACAGTTTTAGCACCGTGAACTGCTTTGAACAGTTCGGAGACTAAAGGGTTGTTAGGAAGTTTTGTCGTAGCCATAATTAGTCGTCAAATTCATCTAAACGTGGGGGGTCACCTTCAAATCGGAAGGAGATGAGTGATTCAGCAATAGGATTACCGTTCTCATCAAACATTTCTGGGTGAGTATACTGAGGGGTTACATCAAAGATGTATGCCCGAACTAGATAACCAATTACTAGTCCTAAACCAACGGCCTGTAGTAGGATGATAACACCCAGCACTACAAAAATCGTCGTGGAATCAAGAGACATAATTGTTTCTCTCCCTTTCTATATGTAGGGAATATTTCATCCCAAACATTTTGAATAACGTAACGATTCTTACGTAGTTTGGTTTTTGTTTGCGGTTACGAAGAAGGAGTTCAAACCCCTTGTTCATATTCAAATCATCTTTTGTTCCTGAAGGAACTTCAGAGTTTCTTTGCATCCACCTATTGCTTTGTTGTTGATAGACACTTGAGGAAACGTTGCTGCCTCCTCAAACTCCATAAGGAATTGTTCTTGAGTAAAATCTTTACCTAGTTTATACTCGATATAAT